GCAAATCAGGAAAGAAATAAGCTATATGGTCTAAAAACATAGCAATCATAGCTATTATTTTTAACTGAAATATATTCATTAACAATACTCCTTGATTTTATTTTAAAAATATGATATTATACAGAAACTAAGGCGGTAAATCCTTGAAAATACAGGGTTTACCGCCTTTTTTGTTTCTAATTTGTTACTGGTTCAGTGCAAAAAATATTATTTTAATAGGGCAACGGTGTCCCGTAACTGTTCAATAGTCTTGTGATTATACACCCTGTTTCCCACATCCTTTGACTTATGACCCATTAGCATATCAATACATTTTCTGTTGCCTTTGGCGTTGTCAAGAAGTGTTTCAAAGGTGTGCCGTGCTTCATGCGGGGTCTTGTCTGCACCTATCTTTTCCATGACTTCACCCCAACACTTATAATAATTTACCTGACTGAACTTTTTGCCCTGATAGGTGAACAGATACTTGTTCCCTTCATCAACCAGTGCTTTCACAAATGGTTTGATACGGTCATGTATCGGAACAATACGGCATTTTCCGGCAGCGGTCTTGATTCCACCTTCAAAGTACCAGTCCTTGATGTTTACCTGTTCAGTTTTCATTCCCAACAATTCCTGTAATCTGAACCCCGTATATATGTAGATCAGCACAGTGTTGACCCAAGGGTCATCTTTTATTTTCCACAGCATATCAATCTGTTCAGGCGTGAACGGTTCACGGGTTGTTTCAGGTATCGGTGGGGCGGTAGTTATTTGTGAATACATTTTATCTATCAGGTCAATTTCAAATGCAAACCTGTCAAGGTGTCCGAACAAGTTCTTGATCGCCCATTGTGTAGAGTATGCACACCCGCAGTTGTCAATGCAGTCTTGCATCTGATAGGATTTCATTGACCTGTACTTCACACCGTAGTATTTGGAACAGTGTTTGAACGCTGAACGCAAGGACTGCTGATTTGATTTTCCTAACCTTGGTAACTTGATTTCAGACCAACGCTGATAAAGTACAACCAAGGTCACCTTTTCCCGGTCAATATCCCAAGGGTTGTTGTTATATTCAGCCAATAGGATGTTGGCTTTTTCTTCTGTTTCAGCGTAACCGATAGGGGTTTGTTTTGCGTGTCCATATTCGTCATATATAGTGACCTTGGCAACCCACGGACGTGATCGGTTACCATTTAACTTAGTCACGCACCCATAACCGTTTGGATTTCTTCTTCCCATAAAAATTTAGTCCTTTCATTTATTGTAAATTAAGGACTGAAATGGTATAATTCAAATTGCATAGCTTTTTTCAAGTTTTTACTGATATATCATTTCAGTCCTTGCTTGATAAGGTTACAGAGCCCTGACCGCTGCAACGGTTAGGGTTCATTTTTGCTTAGTTATAATTCAATGTGTGAAGGTGCTGCAACACCTTTATTTTGTAAATCAAGAAACTTCCCATACTCCATTGCTGTTCCCCAAAAGGCAAGCATCCCTTTATCATATTCCACAACCAAGTAATATTTCTTTGCACCTTTTAATTTTGATGTGTTCTTTGCCTGACCGTGATATTTTAACATGAACTTTTCTTCTTCCATTGCTGAAAATGATTTGATTCTGTTCATTGGAAGTGTGACCGTGGTTTCAGGTTTGATTCTTCTAATTTCAAACACATCACCCTTCACTTCAATTCTGCAAGGGTAATCAGTTGCAAACCCTTCAATTCCTTCATAGTGTCCTACTGGTATTCCTGATTCTTTTTTCTTTCCAAACATATATTTTTTTACCTTCCTTTTTTGGTGTGCGGTTACGGTCAGTTACAGTTGGGTTACGGTTTCAAAAAACCTTGCAAATGCTTATTCTATGCAGAAGTTACGCAAGTTACGGTTACGGTTGTTGTCTATATTCTTATATTTTTACTTTTTTATTTATTAATGAGTATGTATATAAAAATCTATATAAGAAAACTTAACTGCAACCGTAACAACCGTAACTTTGTTGTAAAATCAAGGCTTTAGAACCGTAACCCAAAGCGTAACCGACCGTAACAAACCGTTACTTTTTGTATTTTTGGTCTGATGATAAATCATCAAGAAATTGTATAAGTTCTGATTTTCCAAGATCATTCAACTGGTGGTATTGGTTCAGTATATCAGAATCACTGACTGATATTTCAGCACCAGTCAGCCATTCCATACTGACATTCAATGCAACTGCTAAGTGATAGAGTGCATCAGGTTCAGGTGTGTGAACACCGTTTTTGTATTGGCTGATACTTGCTTTGTCAAGTCCTGAACGATTTGCAATATCAATCCACCGTAAACCACTTTGTTCCTTGGCTTGTAGAAAGCGTTGTTGAAATATTGTCACGATATCACCAGCTTTGTCTATTTTCTACAACCTTACCAATGATCTTGACAGGTTTTTCCTCGCATTCCCGATTGCTGAATTGCATCGGCTCATATGCTGAATTAAATGAAATCAGGCTGATTCCATCTGCATATTTCATCAATCTTTTACATGTTGCAGAATCACCATTGATTAAGACAATCACAACATCACCTGATTCAGCATCATCTTGCTGGCGTACAATTACCGTGTCACCCTCTGATATTCTTGGTGACATGGAATCCCCTTTTATTTTTAAAGCAAAATAATTACCTGTAGACGCCTGCTGTTCGGAAATACACTCATAACCGATGTAATTTTCCTCTGCAAAAATTGGAATACCTGCGGCAACTTGACCAAGAACGGGTATTTGATTTGTTCCAACTCTTGCTTCTTTGATCTGTGACCTTAAGGCTGGTAGATCAGTAATATTGTCATAGTGTTTCAATACTTCTTCTGTTTTTGTCTTATAGTCTGATTCACCGGTAAGATAATCAACCGACACATTAAAGTATCTTGATAATTTTACTAATGACTGTTGTCCTGGTAGCTTGTCTTTCCATTTTGAAGTTGATCCACTACTAAGTCCAGCTTCTTTTTCTAGTGTTCTTTTGGATATTTTATGCTCTACACATAAAGCATCCAGTCTTTCAATGAATGTCATGTGTACCTCCTTGAAAAAATGCAGAAAAAATTCAGCAAAAGTATTGACATTCTGAAAAAGTTCAGTATAATGATATTAAAGGTGCTGAACAAATTCAGCAATCAAAAATAATTGCCTGTTTTTTTTCTATATATGTTTGTTGCAATTCATATTATAGAAAATTTTCAGCACTTTGTCAATATAATACTGAATAAATTCAGAAGAAAGAGAGGTGAAAACATTGTACACAAAAATTAAGGAACTTTGCAAAAAACATAATGTTTCAGTTAGTGAACTGGAAAATGAATTAGGCTTTTCACGTGGGTCATTATGTAAATGGAGTGTGAATGTTCCAAGCATTGTAAAGGTTAAGGCTGTTGCGGACTATTTTCATGTGACGGTGGATGAATTATTGAAAGAAGGTGAGAAAAAAGATGAATAATTTGCAGATATTCAGCAATTCAGAGTTCGGAAACATTCGAACCGTCACAATAGACGGTGAACCTTGGTTCGTAGGCAAGGACATAGCAGAAGCACTTGGTTATGGAAGGGGTAAGTCATTAAATAACGCAGTTGCAACCCATGTTGATAATGAAGATAAGGGGGTCACTGAAATGATGACCCCCGGTGGTAAACAGAATTTAATAATCATCAACGAATCAGGTCTTTACAGTTTGATTCTTTCCAGTAAGTTACCGAATGCGAAAAAGTTCAAGCGTTGGGTGACAAGTGAGGTCCTTCCGGCGATACGAAAAACGGGACATTATGAAGCACCGGGATATGCACCTAAAGCAACCAGTATTGGTGAAGTGGTCAATCTTATTAAGATCACAAGACAGACCATGAAGGAACAGGATGCTTCACCAATCGACATTGCAAAGGCGGTCAAGGAAATTTGTGAACAGTTCGGTGTCAATCTTCCACAGTGTTTTATCAAACCTAAGGAAACTACTATGACGGATGTGATGCAGATGATTAATTTCATCTATGCACAACCAAAAGGGAAAGGTCACAAATCACCTACTTATGATGATTTCATTATCTATCAGGCAAGTGTGAAAAGGTTGGGTGGTTGATATGGATAGAAAAATGCTGATGGATGAATCAAAAGTCTTTGATGCGTGTGCATTGGTTGAAGAAATTGTGAAACAGTTGACAACAACCAGTTGTCCGGTTGATACAGTTATACCTTTTGTTACGGAAAAGGCAAGTAAAGCATCACTTTTACTGAATCAGGCAATGAAAGAAGGTGAACTTGTATGAAGAAAATCTTATCTGCATGGATTGAACAGATATTACAGTTTGATTCAAAACTTGAATATATGGCATATATCAGTGATTTGGAGCAGAAAAAACAGAAGTTCAGAGTTGTTGAACAGAATCAAGATGTATCAGGAAAAGTAACATTACGTATTCAGAAACAGTACAACAATAATGTTTTTCCTAATAATTGAAAGAGGTGATAAATTATGAAATTCAGCGAAAAGTTGAAACAGGCTATGCAGCAGTTAGGTGTCAATCAGGCACAGGTAGTTGGGATGACCGGGAAAAGTAAGGGGTCAATCAGTATGTACCTGAATGACAAAACAGTTCCGTCAGAACAGGTTCAGAGTGATATTGCAGTATCACTTGGACTTGCACCTGATTATTTTGAACAGGAAGAAAACCCGGTGATCTTCAAACCGTCAAAGTGTGAAGATGGCATCCAAACCTTAACAATACATGAAGTTGCTAAGTTGATGCACAAGCACACAAACACAATAGCACTTGGTTTACAACAGGGGGTTTTTCCTTGGGGGTATGCAATTCATACCAGTGAACACCGTTGGTCTTACTTCATCAATGCAAAGCGTTTTGCAGAGATTGAAGGGGTAGCAGTTTAAGAAAGTGAGGAATAAGAAAATGGAAAATAATACCGTTCAGAGTGTGGTTCATGGATTCAAAGTGTTCAGACCTGATTGGACTTGTTCGCCAGGTGGTAACACAAAACAGTACACTTGTCCCGGAAAGTTTGAGGAAGAAGGGAAACTTGATGTTTGTGGTCACGGGATGCACTTCTGTCAGACCGCAGAAAGGAAATCATCAAGGCAATACCAAACTTTGATGCTGAAATATTCTTCCAGTGTACGGGTGTCAGGGTAGATGAATGATCTGCACCTTATGCCCCATCAGGAAGATGCACTGAACAGAACTGAACAGTTCAACCGTTGTGCTTATTATCTTGATATGGGACTGGGTAAGACCTTTGTGGGTGCTGAAAAAATGTATCTGCTGAATAATGTTGTGAACTTGGTCATCTGTCAGAAATCCAAGATTGATGACTGGGTTCAGCACTTCAAAGATTATTATCCTGATTACAGGGTGATGAACCTGACCAAGAAAAGTGAAGCAATCAATTTCAGGGCGGTACTTGATACCAAGGACTTATACAACCAAGGTGTTCAAATGATAGGCGTTATCAATTATGAAACTGCTTTCCGGCGGGATTGGTTGCTGAAACTTAAAGATTTCACACTGATGCTTGATGAAAGTTCCCTGATAACCAATGAAACGGCAAAACGGTCAAAGTTCATTCTGAAAATGCAGCCGGAAAGCGTGATTTTATTATCAGGAACACCAACAGCCGGAAAGTATGAACGGTTGTGGTCACAGGTTCAGTTGCTTGGGTGGAATATTACAAAAAAAGCGTTTTGGTCATCATACGTTCAGACTGAATGGGTTGAGAACGGGGACGGTTTCAAACGTGAAGTAATAACCGGGTACAAGCACACGGAACACCTGAAAAAGAAACTTGCAGATCATGGGTGCATCTTTATGAAAACCGCTGATGTGATTGAACTGCCGGAACAGACAGAACAGAAGATATTCTTTAAGGTAACACAAGCATACAAGTATTTTATCAAAAACAGTTATATCATGCTTGATACCTTGAATATGTGCAAGTTCAAAGATGATTCAGATTATTACGGCACGGATGTTACACCACGGGTTGAACTGGTCGGTGATAACAGCCTGACCAAGATGTTATATGCACGGCAGTTGTGCGGGCAGTGGCATAAGGAAAAACTGGAAGGTTTGCGGGACTTGGTTGAATCAACAGAAGATAGGCTGATTATATTCTACAACTTCACCGCAGAACTTGAAGCAATGCAGAAAAAACTTGCTGATCTGAACAGACCATATTCAGTTGTGAATGGGTCAAAGAAGGACTTGACCGCATACGATCAGGCAGATGATTCAATCACATTCATACAGTATCAAGCCGGGGCAATGGGTGGTAACTATCAGAAAGCAAACAAAATCATATATTACACACTGCCACTTGGCAAAGGGTCATGTGATTTGTGGGAGCAGTCAAAGAAGCGTATTCACCGCATAGGACAAGCCAAACCGTGCTTTTACTATTACTTACTGGTGAAAGGTACGGTTGAAGAAAAGAATCTTGCAGCATTAAAAGAAGGGAAGGAATTGACAGATGAACTTTTCAAAGATACTTAACTGGATATTTGGAATCATGGCATTTATCGGTGTATTCCTGATAATCGGTGCAGTCGGTGCATCTGACTATGCGGTTGAAGTGGGAATATATGAACCACTTACTGCACATCTGAAAGAATACATCATTGGTGCGATTCTGATAATTCCCGGAATCATTTATTTGAAAATCACGGAAAGGGGTGATGAAAATTGAACTATTCAAAGAGCATGAGAAAGTCGGCAATGGTCAAAAGGGTCTTGATTCTGATTGGTGTTGCACTTGTCGTTGGTTTGGTGATTGGTAATGTGTCAGGATATGCCCTGAAAACTCATATAACCGCCAAGGACAAGCAGAAAACAGAAGAACAGACACTTGAACGGTCAAGCACTAAAACCCTTGTATATGGGGCGTATGATGACAGAACTTTCACACAGGAAATTTCCCTTGACTGGGGTGCGGGTGACTTAGATTTCACACCGCTTGACTGCAAGATGCCGGAAGAACAACAAGAATTTACATATTACCTTTGTACTGGGTACAACATTGATTTTACCCTTGTTATGGCACTGATTCAGAATGAAAGCAGTTTTGACCCGTCAGTTATAAGCGTAACCAATGATTACGGTTATATGCAGATCAATAAAATCAATCATCAATGGTTGACTGATACCCTTGGGGTTACGGATTTCACAGACCCATACCAAAACATCAGGGCGGGTGTGTTCGTACTTAGAAAGTTATATGAACGGTATCAAGATACCAATATGGTCTTGATGGCGTACAACATGGGTGAAGATGGTGCTGCCCGGTTATGGGAAAAGGGCATCTATTCAACCGACTATACAGAAAAAATACTGAACTATCAAACACAGTTCAATGAACAGTTGGGCGGTGATTAAATGGCAGCAGAAAAGAATTTTGAAAATAAGGTCAAAGCGTTCCTGAAGGACACCGGGGCGTGGCTGCTGAAATATTGGAGCGGTGCTGCTTATACAAAAAGCGGTATTCCTGACCTGTTGGTTTGTTCAGACGGGTGTTTCCTTGGCATTGAAGTCAAAGCACCAAACGGTGAACCGTCACTATTGCAGTTGGTCAACCTCAAAAAAATCAGAGAATCAGGCGGGTATGGAATTTTGTTGTACCCCAAGGATTTTGAACAGTTCAAAATGTTCATTGCAAAAAAATCAGAACTTAACGCTTGGTATCTTTCCAATATTGAAGATCAGAAGCGTTGGGAAATAAAATTATCAAAATAAGGAGTGAAAGAGCATGGCAGCAAAAAAGAAAGCAGATGCAGCGGTTGAGAATACCGCAGAAGTAACACAGGAAAGCGTTCAGGAAGAAATTGAACAGGTGGCAGCAGACAATGCAAAGGAACTTGACAATAAGAAGTATGTGGTTGACCACTTACTTTCAACCAAGCGTGAGGGAATGGAAGATCTGATTGCATACATGGAAGAAATCGGATTCTTTGAAGCACCTTGCAGTGGTGGAAATCATCTTGCTTGTCAGTTCGGTCTTGTTCATCACAGCAGAAACGTGATGATGGCAGCAGAAAACATTGGTTATGCACTTCTTGGCAAAGTCAAGTATGCAGAAATTCGTGATTCAGTCATCATTGCAGCAGCATTACATGACCTTGGCAAGTGCGGTGACTTTGGTAAGCAGATGTATGTGCCTAACATGATTAAGGACGGCAGACCCACCAAGACAGAGCCGGAACAGAAATATAAACAGTCTGAAAGCAAGCCTTTCAAGCGTAACCCGGCACTTCTTCCACTTGACCATGCAACCCGTAGCATCAAGTTAGCAACCCTTTTCATTGACCTGACGGAAGATGAAGAATTTGCGATCAGATACCATGATGGTCTGTATGAATCAGCAAACTATGCAGTGAAGGGAAATGAAACCCCGTTATATTTGATTCTGCACTATGCTGATTTATGGTCAAGCAGAGTAACAGAAGGCAGCACAGATGAAGGAAGTGAAGAATAATGGATAAAAAAGATAAGAAAATCAGACAGTTAGAAGATGAACGCAATCGGCTGATGGCTGAAAATCAGGAATTGAAATATATCATCAATGATATTCAGTCAGTGAATGATATTATGCGTGAAGATATTGAAAAGGAATGTGCTGCTGAATGTGGTTGTATTGTAATTGAAGGAAGTCGCACCAGTGCAGCATATCAGGATTTAGTTGGTATTCTTCTTGCAAATAACTATTCTGTTGAAGTCATACCAATGGATGAACGCAGAAAGTTAAAAATCATTATCAAGGAAAGTGAGGTATAAGAGTATGGTAAATGAAAGACAGGGAAAAGTTTACAATCCCCGCCCGGTATATAACAGAAAGTTATTACGTTCAGTGATTCGTGCGGGAGTTCAGAAACAGTTTGGTCAGCATCATGTTTCTGCTAACATGGCGGGAAACTTTGAAAAAATCAGAAAGGAACAGGTGAAATAATATGGCACAGATGCTTTTGATTATGGGTGAATCAGGTACAGGAAAAAGTACCAGTATGAGAAATTGCGATCCGGCAACAACTGCCGTTGTGAACCCGGTTGGTAAGCCGTTACCGTTCAAGGGTAAGTTCACAATGCTGAACAGTGAGGTTGAATCACGCAAAATCTGCAAGTTTATGAAGGAACAGGTAGCAGCCGGGAAGAAGTTATTGGTTGTTGATGACTTCCAGTATATTCTTTCAGTTCCGTACATGAACCGTATTAAGGAAAACGGTTGGGATAAGTGGAATGATTTTGGTGCAAATTACTTTGAAATCATTGAGGTATGCAAGGAACTTCCTGATGATGTGGTGGTTGCTTATATGACCCACACAGAAACCCTTGAAAATGGTGTTACTACTATTAAGCTGATCGGAAAGTTACTTCGTGAGAAGATCACCATTGAAGGACTTTTCACCATTGTACTTAGAACAGGTGTAAATGAAGGAAAATATTATTTTTACACACAGAACAGTGGCAAGGACACCGTGAAGTCACCTATGGGAATGTTCCCGGCATACGCCATTGACAATGACCTGAATTATGTAGCCGATAAAATCCGCAACTTCTATGAAGTTGGTGAGTATAAGACAGATGCAGAAATGGGTCAGGCTGATGCACAGGCTGCATCCGATCTTGAAAAGCCGGATGCAAACGGCAGACGGGCAAGAGGTGGAAAAAAGACCACATCCACAGCAACACCACCTACCACAACAGAGGATGCAGCACCAAAGACAGGCAGAACCACCCGCAAGACACATGATGAAGTGGTGGCTGAAAATAATCAGAAAATGGCTGATTATATGGCAGAGCGTGACAAGGCTATTGATGCGGTTGCTGATGGGCGTGAAGAAATCCCGTTTGATGAAGCGTGTGCAGCAGCGGATTCTGTACCGCAGCCGGAACTTGAAACACCGCCAAGAAGAACCCGCAAGGAAAGAAAGTCTGCTGAACAGTCTGAACCTGTTCAGGACGGTACAACAAACACTGATTCTGAATCTGTCACACTGGATGCAGACACATACTTCTATGTTCCGGCTGATGATAACTATGTGATGAAGCACAAGGGTGACACGGTTGACCTGATTGTTGACGGTGTTGAGGTTATGAAGGTCATCAGCAAGGAAGAATTTGGTGAAGGTGTGAAGCGTTTAGCACAGGCAGACAACCCTAAGCCGGAAAACCCTATTGACGGGGCAATGAACCCGCCGGAGAAGGGCAGACGCACAAGAAGAAGTGCAGCACAGGCACAGCCTGATAATGCAGATACAACAGCGGATGAAACCCCGGCAGTAGATGAACAGCCGACTGGCAGAACCCGCAGAGTAAGAAAAACACGCTAAGAAAGTGAGGTAAAAGAACATGAACAATCCTTTTGGTTTACCTGATGAACTGTTTGGTGCAATCCTTGCATCAGCAATCACGGAAGGAATGAACACGGCAAACAACCGTTCAATGAAGAACCCGCACCCGGTAGCACCTAAACAGGATGTACCGCCGGAAGATGGTGCAACTGCTGCAAAGAAAATCTATGATTCCTATGTAAAAGCCGGGTTCAATGAGGTTCAGGCGTTTGAGTTGTTAAAGTTAGTATTAAGCAAATAAAGAAAGGTTAAAAGGTGAAAAATTATGGCTATTGATTTCAGTGCATTTGATGAAAAGGTTGATTTACAGGAATTACAGAATGAGGTGCAGAACGCACCTGATAATGATTTTGCTGATGTGCCGGATGGTACATATATCATTAGTATTGAGAAGATGGAAATTAAGTTGACCAAGGCACAGGATAAGTTGATGTTTGCAGTTCAGGCAAAGATCAAGGAAGGTGAACAGGCAAACCGCATGATCTTCTTCAACCGTGTTATTTCCGGCAACAGTTCCGCAAAGTGGACGGACGGACAGGCAATCAAGTCTGTATGCACTTGGGTGAACAAGCTGATTGCGGAAGATGACACACCTGTTGAGTTCGTAAACTATGCAGATTTTGCAGATCAGATTCTTGATGTATTCCAGTCTATTCAGGGTGCGATTGAAGTTGAGGTTGATTATAAGGCAGATGCTTTCAACCCTATCACAATCAAGGAAGTTTTTGATTGCTAAAAAATTTTACTTGTAAAGTTAAGAAGTCTTAACTTAAAATGTTATCAGGCGGTGGCGGGGTCGCACCTTCCACCGCTATTTTCAGAAAGGGTGAATGTAGTGATTTTTTATGACTTTGAGGTTTTCAAGGAAGATTGGCTTGCCGTTTTCATTGATGTGACCAAGAAAAAAGAATATGTGATAATCAATAACCCTGATGAATTAAAAGCCTTATATGAAGCGAATAGCAAGGATATATGGGTAGGTTATAACAACCGCCACTATGACCAGTACATTATGAAAGGTATTCTGTTGGGAATGAATCCCAAAAGAATCAATGACTGGATAATTGTTGAAAAAAAGGAAGGGTGGCAATTTTCATCAGCGTTCAACAAAGTTCCAATGATTAACTATGATGTTATGCCGAACCCCCCGGTTGGTTTGAAAACACTGGAAGGTTTTCTTGGCAGCAATATCAAGGAAACGGATGTTGATTTTAGAATAAACAGGAAATTAACCAAGGAAGAAATTGAAATGACGGTTTTCTACTGTCGGCATGATGTGGAAGAAACCATCAAAGTATTCCTTGAAAAAATAGATGAATTTAATGCAATGCACGGTATCATTCAGGCTTTCCCGGACATTGTGAACCTGTCTGATATAGGGGACAGTGAAGCAAGAATCACCGCAAAGGTGCTTGGGTGTTCTCGCAGATCATTTGAAGATGAATTTGATTTCTACTTTTTACCATGCTTGCAACTGAAAAAATATAAATATGTTCAGGACTGGTTTGAACAGAAAAGACAAGAAGCCTTGTCAATGGACTTGGCACACATGGATAAATACTCAAAACGCACATGGTACAAGGAACAGGGACTTGAAACCGTGGTTGCGGGTATTCCTCATTCATTCGGTTTTGGCGGTGTTCATGGGGCAACAGCCACACCAATTCACAAGACCGGGCAACTGCTGCACGTTGATGTAAACAATTACTATCCTTCAATGCTGATTGCTTGGGGACTGGTTACAAGGGCAGCAACCAATGACAATTACCCGTTGGTGTATAACACACGAAAAGCCATGAAGGAAAAACAGATTGCTGCAAAAAACGCCGGAAACAAGAAAGAAGTCAAGCGGTGGAAGAAAGCACAGTTGCCATATAAGAAGATGCTGAACGCCTTGTCAGGTGCAATGAAGGACGAAACCAATGCAGCGTATGACCCAAGAAATAATAACTGTATGTGTATCAATGGTCAGTTGATGTTGCTTGACCTGATTGAACACCTTGAAGTTGTACCGGGATTTGAACTGATTCAGTCCAACACGGACGGTCTTATTATTTGGATTCCTGACACAGATGAAGCCTTTGAAATGGTGGATGATATTTGTTGGGAATGGGAACAGCGTTGTTCCACAGATCAGTGTTCAATTCTTCTTGAACTGGATAACATCAGTGAAATCTATCAGAAGGATGTGAACAATTACCTTTGGGTTGGTATTGACGGCGGTGTTGAAAGAATCGGTGCTTATGTGAAGGAACTTTCAGCGGTTGACAATGATCTGCCAATCCTGAATAAAGCACTGGTTGACTATATGGTCAAGAAAACCCCGGTTGAACAGACCATCAATCAGTGTGATGACCTGATTATGTTTCAGAAGATTGTCAAGTTATCAGACAAGTATGATTGGGTAGAACATGAGCATTGCACCCCGCTTGTCAGTCATATAGGCAAAAGAACAATCAAGACGGTATATGAATACCCTGACAAGGACAAATACACATATAAGTCATACAGGGTGTTTGCATCTAACGATCAGAAGGACGGAAGATTGCTGAAACGTAAACAGGTGAAAGCAAAGGGTGAAAAATTTGGTAATACACCTGACCACTGTTTCATTTTCAATGATTCAGTTGTTGGGGTAAAAACACCGCCTGAACTTGATAGGCAGTGGTACATAGATTTAGCAAAGAAACGCTTGAAACAATTTGGTGTTGTAGCGTAACACCGGGAAGGAAGGTTTTCATGGATTTAGAAATTAGATATGAAAATGGTTCAATGACAGTTCATCTTGAAGAATTTCTTTCAGAACGCAGAATTGCCAAGGTCAGGAAACTGCTGAAAGTTATCAGAAGCAGTTTCACACCTGAATGTGAACAGCAGATGAAAGAATTTATTCAGGAACAGACTGAACAGTTTGAACAAGTTCAGAAGGAACACAGTATTTACATTGAAGGGTACACGCAAAAGGTCAAGTATGCAGAACAGCAGATCAGGCAGACAAAGCACCGTATTTCACAGATTCAGACAGGTGTTAAAAACTCGCAGCTTCTCCGGGATTCACACAGGAAGAACACAAAAGTTTGGAAGGATCGCAATGCTGATGTAAAAAAGTACAGGGAACGCCTAAAAGAACCAAGGACAACTTTGAAGGAACAGAATGAAGAACTTAGGAACTTGAAAACACGGTTATGGAAAAGGCAAAAGGCTTTTGACTGCAATGTCAGAAACAAGGAGTTTTATAAAAAAGTGATGCAAGAAATCACTTAAAGGATGGTGATAAAAAATGCCACTATACAAAGGTTATGTTGAAACCAAAGGCAAGGCAAGCATTGAAAAACTGAAAAACAGAACCACATGGAAAACCTATGATGAAGTGAAGAACCTGAACGGGTTCGGCGGGGTTTTGGCTGATGACACTATCCTTATCGACATTGATGATTCTGACCAATCTGAAATTCTGATGAACATTGTGGAAGAACTGCAACTTGACTGTAAAGTTCTTTGTACCAGTAGGGGAAAACATTTTCTTTTCAAGAATCATACCATTGCAAGGAACAGGACACACGTTCAGTTGGCGGTTGGTCTTACTGCTGATATAAAAGTCGGCAGTAAGTTATCCTATGAGGTTATCAAGATTGACGGTGAAGAAAGATTTTGTGAATGGGACATTGAAGAAGGTGGAAAGTATCAGGAAGTTCCCAAGTGGTTGTTCCCGGTCAAGGCAACCGCAGACTTTGTTGATATGGATGCCGGGGACGGAAGGAATCAGGCACTTTTCAATTACATCCTGACCCTTACTGCAAATGATTTCACTGTTGAAGAAACCCGTGAGTGCATCCGCATCCTGAATAAGTTTGTTCTGAAACAACCGCTGTCAGATGATGAACTGGAAGTGATCTTGCGTGATGATGCTTTTCAGAAACCTGTTTTTTTCCTTGGCAGCACATTCCTGTTTGACAAGTTTGCAGTATTTATGAAGAACACGGCACACGTTATCAAAATCAACGGGCAGTTGCACATATACAAAGACGGTGTGTATTCCAATGGGTACAAGGAAATTGAATCAAACATGATTCAGCACATTCCCAACCTGAAAAAGATGCAACGCCGGGAAGTCCTTGATTACATGGAACTGATTGTTGATGAAAAGGAACAGTCAGATGCAAATTTGATTGCTTTCAACAATGGTGTATATGACCTTGTGACTGGGGAACTGAAACCATTCAGCACTGACATTGTTATTACCAACAAGATTCCTTGGGACTACAAGCCGGATGCTTATTCTGAACTGGCAGACAGTACACTGAACAAGTTAGCGTGTGGTGATGCAGCGATCAGGGCATTGTTGGAAGAATGTATTGGTTACTGCTTTTACAGAAGAAATGAGTTAGGCAAGGCGTTCATCCTGACAGGTGACAAGTCCAACGGTAAAAGTACATTTTTGGATTGTGTCAAAGCAATCCTTGGTGATCGGAACATTTCAGCACTTGACCTGAAAGAACTGGGGGACAGGTTCAATACTTCAATGATGTTCGGTAAACTGGCAAACATTGGTGATGATATTGGTGATGATTTCCTTCAAGGTTCACAGGTCAGTGTGTTCAAAAAAATAGTAACAGGTAACCGCATCAAGGCAGAGCGTAAAGGACAAGACCCGTTTGAGTTCAACCCGTTCATCAAGTTACTGTTTAGTGCCAATGATATTCCCCGTATGAAGGACAAGACCGGGGCGGTACTTAGGCGTTTGGTTATCATTCCATTCAATGCCACGTTCAGCAAGGATGACCCTGATTATAGACCATTCATCAAGTATGAATTGACACAACAGGACAGCATTGAATATCTTATCAGGCTTGGTGTGGAAGGACTAAAAAGGGTAGTCATCAATAATGGATTCAGTAAATCAGATAAGGTTCAGAATCAGTTGGATGAATATGAACAGGAAAACAACCCTATCCTTGCATTTATCAATGACACCGGGGTTGACATGATCGAAAATGAACCAACCAATGAGGTATACAAGCGGTATCAGGTATTTTGTGCAGACAACAGTATGCAGCCAATGTCAAATATCGTATTCAGTAAGCAGATCAACAAACGCCTTGACTTGGAAATTTCAGTTGTAAAACTGAACGGTCAGACAAGGCGTATTTTCAGAAGTAGAAAGGACGATGATTGAAATGAATGAAGTTTTGTTCAGCAGTAACACAGATGACTGGGCTACACCACAGGACTTATTTGATGCACTGGATGCAGAATTTCATTTCACATTAGACCCGTGTTCAAGTGAACAGAATCATAAGTGTGATAGGTATTTCACTAAAGAAGATAACGGGTTATTGCATGATTGGGGGGGGAATCTGTCTTTTGCAACCCGCCCTATGGTAAAGAAATGTATAAATGGGTTGAAAAATGCTATTTTGAGGGACGGAAAGAACACACAACTGTTGTTCTATTGATTCCGGCAAGAACAGACACCAAGTATTTTCACGATTTTATTATACACAGGACAGAAATTCGATTCATAAAAGGTCGGTTGAAATTTGGGAACAGTAAAAATGCAGCACCTTTTCCTTCAATGTTGGTGATATTCAGGGGTGCAAAAGTTTGATAAGAAAGGAAGGTATCAATTAGTGAAAGGTGGAAGAAATCAGGAAGGATATGCAGACCCAACAGCAACTATTGCCGTTGGTAGAGTAGCAAAGGAAGAACGTGAACAGATTGAATGTGAAGCAGCAGACAAACGTGCCTATGATCTGATTAAGGTTTTGAAGTACATCATCAAAGGTGCAGGGTTTGAACTGACTGAACGTGTTCAGGTGAAAGATACCAAGACAGGAAGGGTTTACAGATGATTGAAAAAATAAAGAAATTCATCAGAATAATCACAATACTACTGATGACCGCCCTTGTCATATTTCTAATATACACAGTATTCAAGTATGAATGGAAAAACATACTTTGTTTTGTAAGTGTCATTACAGTGTTTCTTATTATCTGTTGGGCGTTTGATTGGTGAAAGGAAGGTGAATAATTATGGAAAATAAGATTTTGGAATTATTGGAACAAAAGGGCAGTGTATCAATGAATGATGATATTTTCCCGTTGGTGGAAAAAGAATTTGAAGGTCAGGTGATTGGTGCAGAACTTTATGAACTTGCACACCAATACATATTACAGTTGTTGTATGGGGTGCATACTGCCGGGGTTGACGTGATTGCTGTTCCTAAGTTTGCAGCGGGTCAGCAGTTCGGTCAGATGGTTGTTGCTGATATGATTTATACAAAGGTGAATGATGCACCGTATGATTTTATGCAGTAGTTACGCAATAGTTACGGTTGGTTACGGTTCACGGTTACGGTTAAAACCCTTGTAAATACTGGCGGTTACGGTTGGTTACGGTTAAAAGCAATTTTCTTATTATTTTTATTTATTGTATATTCTATACATCATAAAAAGTAAAAATATAGAGTATAAGGCGTGAACCGTAACCGTAACTAACCGTAACCAGTAGGAAAATCAAGGCTTTCAGGGTGTTTTTAGTTTGATTTTATCCGTAACCGCAAGCGTAACCGGTAACCGGGAAAGGACAGGTAAAAGAATGAAAACATTATCCGCAAGGGAATATTTAGGACAGTTACAGGAACTTGATACTAATATCAATCAGGACTTAGAACGCCTTGATGATATGAAAACCAATGCTTGCAGCACGGGCGGTATTGATTATTCTGCTGAAAGAGTGCAGACAAGTCCGTCAGGTGACAGTTTATGCAAGGCGGTCACAAACTATGTTGATTTCAATGAACAGATAAACAGGGAAATTGACAAATTTTCAGATGCCAAGGAACAGATCATCAGGCAGATTAGAGGTCTGCACAATGCAAGGTATTCACAAGTGTTGTTCAAGGTATATGTGCAGTTTAAGAGTTTGAAAGTTGCATCAGGTGAAATGGGTATGTCATATCAGTATGTCAGGAATCTTCACAAAAAGGCACTTACAAGATTTGAAGAAACCTATGATGATCTGCATTACCTAACTTAATGTATACTTACTGTCACTTGAAACAACAAAAAGAGCGTTTTACGATAGATTTTGTTGTTTCATGTATATTGTGTATTCTTGAAACTAATGATAGGATGTATCTTGACAAGATGGGAATTGTGAAGAAGCGGTTGTTTTTTCACAATTCTTTTTTGTTTATGCCGATATTTGCACCCTGAAATGTAATGTTTCAGGGATTTTTTATTGCAAAAATACATGAAAGGGGTGTTGTTTGATGGCAAAAACGGCAAAATTAACTGAAAAACAGCAGCGTTTTGTTGAAGAATACCTGATTGACCTGAACGCAACACAAGCAGCCATTCGTGCGGGTTATTCGGCAAAAACAGCAGATCAGCAAGGTTCAAGGATGTTGGCAAATGTCAAGGTTCAACAGGCAATTAGTGTTGCAATGGCAGAACGCAGCAAAAGAACAGGAATCAATCAGGACAGGGTTGTTTTAGAACTTGCCCGTATTGCTTTTGTGAAGATGACAGACCTTGTTGATAGTCATGGAAGAATCAAAGACAATGCAACTGATGATGACCTTGCCTGTATCGAATCCGTGAAATATAAACAGTCTGAATCAGAAACCGGGTCAAGCGTTGAAAGGGAAGTGAAGATTTCACCAAAGCTGAAAGCACTTGAATTACTTGGTAAGCATTTGGGTATGTGGAATGACAAGATTGATGTGAACATCACACAGCCTATTGTTATCACTGGTGAAGATGCCCTTGAAGATTAGGCGGTGATCGTCTATGGTCAAGAACAGAATATCTTCACAATATGTTTTTGGGTATCAGAAGTTTATCCTGTACCCGGAAGATTACAAAGCTACAAAGTCCGGCAAGAAGAAAGTGCTGCTGCCTGAACTGGTTGGTAAGGGTTACGGTACTTTTTGGCGTTGGAAAGATAGATATAGGGTATGCAAGGGTAGCCGTGCATCCAAGAAGTCAAAAACAACTGCCCTTTGGTACATCACCAATATGATGAAGTACCCACAGGCAAATACCCTTGTGGTCAGAAAGACTTTCAGAACCCTGAAAGATTCCTGTTTCACAGAATTGAAGTGGGCGATTCACCGCCTTGGCGTTGATGCCTTTTGGGAAATCAAAGAATCACCACTTGAAATGACCTATAAACCGACAGGTCAAAAGATTTATTTCAGGGGACTGGATGACCCACTGAAAGTAACATCAATAACCGTTGATATTGGCTGTTTGTGTTGGATGTGGATTGAAGAAGCGTATGAAATTAGTTCAGAAGATGATTTCAATATGCTTGATGAATCAATCCGTGGTGCTGTTCCTGACGGTTCAGGACTGTTCAAGCAAATAACCCTTACACTGAACCCGTGGAATGAACACCACTGGATAAAGAAGCGGTTTTTTGATAACACGGATGATGAAACCCTTGCAATGACCACCAATTACAAGTGCAATGAATGGTTGGATAAGGCAGACTTGAAAGTCTTTGAAACCATGAAGAAGCAGAACCCAAGGCGTTACAAAGTAGCGGGTCTTGGTGATTGGGGTATTGTAGACGGTCTTGTCTATGAAAATTGGGAAGAAAAGGCGTTCAGTGTTGATGAAGTCAAGAAGATTGTCGGGGTCAAGTCTGTATTCGGTCTTGACTTTGGTTATACAAATGACCCGTCAGCACTGTTTTGTGGTCTGATAGATCAGTCAAGCAAGACTATTTGGGTCTTTGATGAAATGTATCAGCCGGGCATGAGTAATGAAGCCATTGCCGAACAGGTTCAGCGGATGGGATATGTGAAAGAGAAGATCACAGCCGATTCAGCAGAACCAAAGAGCATTGACCGCTTGCGTGAACTGGGTCTGAAAGGAATCAGGAAAGCAAGGAAGGGCAAGGACAGCATCAACAACGGTATTGACTTCATACAGGACTATCATATTATCATTCATCCCCGTTGCGTGAATTTCATCACAGAGATCAGCAACTATCAGTGGGATAAGGATGCCAAGACGGGCAAGAAGCTGAACCGCCCTATTGATGATTTCAACCACTTGATGGATGCAATGCGTTATGCGATTGAACAGATGGCAAAGGGTGATGCCTTTAGTTTTGATTAAGCAATTACCGGGTAGAATACACGGTGTCAGCAGCCGTTTCTTTTTGGACGGTAGGAAAAGGCTGTCAAATGCTTACTCCGGGGCGGTTGCAATCGGTGACCGCCTATGACACCTGTATAACTACTTTTGAGATATTAGAAACAAATTAGTAACACATATCCTTGGAAACATAGTGTTTTCAGGGGTTTTGATTTTATTATGCAATGAAAGGGGTGATTGAACAGTGTTCAGTTCCTTTGTGGATGCAATCACTTTGAAATTAAGTAATTTCATACTGGAAGGGGTAAAATCCCACATGACTGACTTAGAATTTCTTGAAAAAGAAATCCTTGCTTGGAAGTGTTCACCCCGTAGAATGATGCAGATTAAGGGATTTCTGTATTATGACGGTGACCATGATGTGATTCACCGCAAGCGTACAATGATAGGTGAGGACGGCAAACTTGAAGTTGTTGAGAACTTACCAAACAACCGTATTGTTGATAACCAGTATGCAAAAATGGTGAATCAGAAAGCCAATTACCTGTTCGGCAAGCCGTTTACATTAAACGGTGACAATGAACAGTACATTGAACTGCTGAAAAAGGTATTTGACAAGAAGTTCATGCGAACATTAAAGAGTGCGGGCAAAGCTGCATACAATGGTGGTATTGCTTGGCTATATCCTTACTACAATGACAGGGGGGAATTTGCTTTCAGGCTTTTCCCCGCTTATGAGATTTTGCCGTTTTGGAAAGATTCTGAACATACTGAACTGGATTTCTTCATCAGACTGTATGTGTCAGTTGCCTATGACGGCACACAACGGAAGTACATTGAAAAAGTTGAATTGTATGATCTGACGGGTGTTCACCTGTTCATACTGGACGGTTCAAAACTGATACCTGATGTTGTGAACAATGACACCGCTGATTTCCCACACGTTACAATGACGGATGCAGCCGGGAATGTGCAAATGTTCAACTGGCAGCGTGTTCCCCTGATTCCATTGAAAGCCAATGAACAGGAAACACCGCTGATTAAAAGGGTCAAGTCCTTACAGGACGGTATCAATGTGATGCTGTCAGACTTTGAAAACAATATGCAAGAGGATGCAAGGAACACCATTTTGGTATTGAAGAACTATGACGGTACTAATTTGGGTGAATTTAGAAAGAACCTTGCAACCTATGGTGCAGTAAAAGTCAGATATGACGGTGATACCAAGGGCGGGGTTGAAACCCTTGAAATTACGGTCAATGCAGACAACTACAAGATTATTGTGGAAATCTTCAAGAAAGCACTGATTGAAAATGCAATGGGTTATGATGCCAAGGATGACAGACTTTCCGGCAATCCTAATCAGATGAACATTCAGTCAATGTATTCTGACATTGATACAGATGCCAATGATACGGAATCAGAAGCACAGGCAACAATGGATGATGTGCTTTGGTTCATTAACTGTCATCTTGCCAATACTGGACAGGGTGACTTTGAAGGTGAAGAAAATGGGGTTGATGTGGTATTCAACCGTGATATGCTGATGAATGAATCAGATATTATTGATAATTGTCAGAAGTCACAAGGAATCATTTCTGATGAAACTATCATCAGTATGCACCCTTGGGTGGATGACCCACAACTTGAAATGGAACGCCTGAAAAAACAGAAAGAAGAAGCACAGAAAGAAATGCTTGCACAGTATGACCCGTTTGGTACACAGAATGATGACCCTGACAACAAAGGTGACCCAAACAAGGGAAGTCAGGGCGGTGAAGTAGATGAATAACGGTGAATACTGGCAGAAGCGTTTTGAACTGCTTGAACAGGCTGCACACCAACAGGGGGTTCAGTGCTATGCGGATATTGAAAAACAGTATCGACAGGCACAGAAGCAACTTGAAGGTCAGATTGCTGCATGGTATCAGCGTTTTGCATCTAACAACGGGGTAACCCTTGCAGAAGCAAAGCGGATGTTGAACGCAAAGGAACTTGCTGAACTGAAATGGGATGTGAACCAGTACATTCAGTACGGTCAGGAAAATGCAATCAATGGCACTTGGGTCAAGCAACTTGAAAATGCATCTGCAAGATTCCATATCAGCAGACTTGAAGCCTTGAAGTTGCAGACCCAACAGAGCATTGAAGTTATGTTTGGAAACCAACTTGACAGCATTGACAGCACAATGCGGAATGTTTACAAGTCCGGCTATTATCACACAGCCTATGAAATTCAGAAGGGTGTGGGTATTGGTTGGGACTTTTCCGCACTGGATGACAAGCAGATCAGCAAGGTCATCAATAAGCCTTGGGCGGTTGACGGCAAGAATTTCAGTGAAAGGATATGGGGCAACCGTCAGAAGTTGGTCAATGAACTGAACAACACCCTGACACAAAACATCATCTTGGGAAAAGACCCACAAAAAGCCATTGATGAAATTGCCCGGAAGATGAACACTTCCAAGACCAACGCCGGGCGGTTGGTAATGACAGAAGAAGCCTTTTTCAGTTCCGCAGCACAAAAGGACTGCTTCACAGAACTGGATGTTGAACAATTTGAGATTGTGGCAACACTGGATTCCCACACTTCGGATATATGCCGGGGAATGGACGGCAAGCACTTCAAAATGTCAGAATGGAAGGTTGGTGTGACTGCACCGCCGTTTCATGTTCATTGCCGTTCAACCACAGTACCATATTTTGATGATGAATTTGATGCTGTTGGTGAACGTGCTGCACGGGATGAAGAAACAGGCAAGACCTACTTTGTACCGGGCAACATGACCTATAAGGAATGGGACAAGGCTTTTGTTCAGGGTGACAAGTCAGACTTGCAAGAAATAAATCCTGATGATACAATCAAGACAGAAGAACAGAATTTTGATATTGAAGGAAACACCACTAAGTTGAAGGGTGCAATGAGTGATAAAGATTATGCTGAATATTTGGCAAGATTGAATAATCATTCAAATGATAATGTTAAGAAACTGTATTCTTCTTATGCAGATAAGATTGCGGGAGTTAAAAAGGCATCAAGTGGTGCATATACACCCGCATCAAATAGTCTTACCTTTTCTTATCCTGATGAAAGGTATATTCAGAATGGAAAAGATAAGTATTCAACAGTAGCACATGAATATGGTCATTTCTTTGATGCACAGGCACAATTTAGTGATTTGCATTTCAATGAGATAGACACAGTTAAAAATAATTTGAATTATACTAAGTCACGCTTTACTAACAGGGCAAGTTCCAGTGATGAATTTCTTGCAGCAGTAAGAAAAGATAAGCAATTCTTGCGTGATACATTGACAGATGAAATCAAGAAAGAATTGCGGTTACATGATGCAAGTGACGGTGTTCAGGATGCCATTGATGGGTTACTTTGGGAAAGAATTGGATGGGGTCATGGTGATAAATATTACAATAGACTGTATCATTCAATCAAACAGATGAAGGAACATAAGGGACTGCAACAGGCATATAAAGATTTAGGTTATGATGTAAGTAATTTATCAAAGGTTGTTTCTATTTGCCGTGATTATGAATCTGCATCTGAAATGTGGGCGAACATAATGGCAGCAGAAGTGAATGGTGGTGAAGCACTGGAATATGTGAAAAAGTATTTACCAAACAGTTATGCAGCGTTGATTGAAATTCTGAAAGGGGTGAAATGATATGGATGAAAAATTGAATAAAGCATTGGAAGATTATGAAAGAAAATTCAATGACGGTTTCCCAATGTTTCAAATGAGTGCAGAATCCCCTGATAGAATTATTGAAATCATTGGTGACTGCATAAAGAACAATAAGGACGTATATGATAGTGGTTACTTATCATTAGATGATGACATCATATATTAAACACATGAGAAGCACGGTCAAATAGCCGTGCTTTTTTCATACCTTAACAAGTTATCAATAGACCTGTAATAATTGCTATATGGCGATTATATGAGGTCAGAAAGGGGGATAAAAGGCACATGAAAACGTACACAATGAGAAAGGCATGGTGATCCTGATTATCTCCCGGCTACTGGGTCAAGTAGCACATAGAAAAGGCATCCGGCAACGGGTGTCTTTTTTCTTGCGGGTTGTCAAGCGTAAACCGAACAAAACCAATCAATCATGTGGGAGTAACCCCGTATAAAAACGTATTTGAAAGGATGGTATAGAAATGACAAGAAAACAGTTAGAGGATTTAGGACTTACCAAGGAACAGGCTGATTCAGTAATGAAAATCAATGGTGATGACATTGAGAACGCAAAGGGTACTGCTTCAACAGAGATCAAGAACTTGCAGACAGAGGTTGAAGGACTGAAAACACAGGTCGGTGACCGTGACAAGCAGTTAGAAACCCTGAAAGCATCTGCCGGGGACAATGCTGATTTGAAAAAGCAGATTGAGGACTTACAGACTGAAAACGCCACTGCCAAGGCAACCCATGAATCTGAACTGAACCAGTTGAAAATTGATTTTGCTGTTGAAAAAGCACTGACAGGTGCAAAGGCAAAGAACATCAAAGCGGTCAAAGCCTTACTTGAACTTGGAGAAGCCAAACTTGACAAGGACGGAAATGTCAAGGGACTGGATGAACAGATCGAGAAGTTAAGAAGTGGTGATGACACCAAGTTCCTGTTTGAAGCACAGAAGCAGCAGAAACAGCAGCAGAATTTCAAAGGTTTTCAGCCGGGAGCATCAGGGGAACAGAAACCGGGTGAGGGTGAAAAGGTCGATTTCTCAAAAATGAGTTATGACGAACTTACCGCTTACATGGAAGCAAACCCGGATGCACAGATTTAATTTGATGAAAGGAAGGTAATTGAAACATGGCAAAATTTGATGCTAAAAGTTTTAATGAAAAGGCGTTCGGTAAGTACATGAGTGCTATTCCGAACGTGAAACTGAACAAGTTACGTGAATCCCGTGCAATCGTTGGTGATGCAAGATTACGTGACACTTTTGTGAATAACTCACAGACTGGCACTGTTTACGCAGTGTTACCGTTCTTTGGTCTGCTTTCCGGCACACCACAGAACTATGACGGTGTTGACAATGTTACGCCGGGCAAGACTGACACCTATGAACAGGGTGTTTTCACCTATGGCAGAATGAACGGTTGGACAGAAGCAGATTTCAGTTATGATGTAACTGGTGGTACTGACTTCATGGCAAACGTAAGAAATCAGATCAATGACTACTGGAACGGTGTAGATCAGGATGTTATCCTTGCAATCTTAGAAGGTGTCTTTGGAATGAAGGACACTGGCACGGGTGACATTAAGAAAGCCAATGCAGCGTTTGTTGAAGCACACACCTATGATATTGCACAGGCAGGTGCTGAACATACTGATGATACTATGAAGATGGATGCAACAACCCTGAACAGTGCAATTCAGAAGGCTTGTGGTGATAACAAGCAGAAGTTCAAGTTGGTTTACTGTCACAGTGCAGTTGCTACCAACCTTGAAAACCTGAAACTGCTTGCATACTTAAAGTATACAGATGCACAGGGCATTGAGCGTGATCTTGAAATGGGTACTTGGAACGGCAGACTGGTCATCATTGATGATTCTTTACCTACTAAGGTTGTTGAAGCCGTTGCAGAGGACACAGGCAAGGGAATCAAGGCACAGGATGCGTACACAGAGTACACAACCTATATCCTTGGTGAAGGTGCTATTGGTTTTGAGGATGTAGGGGCAAAAGTGCCTTATGAAATGGTTCGTGATGCTAAGACAAGGGGCGGTGAAGATACACTGATTTCCCGTAAACGTCACGCTGTTTCTGTTGCGGGTGTTTCTTATACCAAGGCATCACAGGCAACAAATTCCCCTACCAATGCGGAATTAAAGACTGGTAAGAACTGGTCACTGGTTGCATCTGATACCAAGGCTATTGAGCATAAGGCAGTACCTATTGCCCGTATCATTTCCCGTGGATAATTTCTGATCTGAAAGGGTGGTTGCAATGTTTGATACTGATACAGTAAAAGAACGGTTGAAATCATTCGGTTATGAGGTCAAGGCAGATGATGAATTTGCCTTGACCTTTTGCGTTGAGAAAGTACGCAGCACAATCAAAAATGAAATCAACTGGAATGATGTGCCGGAAGGACTGGAACACATTGCCGTTGATATGGCGGTGGGTGAATTTCTTCTTTCCAAGAAAACCTTTGCACCTGATGACCTTACCGGGTTTGATTTAGAATATGCTGTCAAGCAGATTCAGACAGGGGACACCAACACGGTTTTTGCAACTGGTGAAGGTTCAATGACCCCTGAACAAAGACTGACTTCTTTCATCAATTACCTTTTATCCTATGGAAAGGCTGAATTTAATTCATTCAGGCGTATCAGATGGTAAAGCAGATTCAGGCAGCACAAAAGGCTGCAAGGAAAGCCATTGAAGCAACCTATTTTGGTACTTTGACGGTGACAGAACTGCAAAAGGTAAAAAATGAGAAGTCAAAACTTATGGAAGAATCAGAGGTTGTGGTCTTACAAGACCAACCGTGCAGATTATCTTTTGAAAAACTGCAAACAGCAATTCAGTCAGAATCAGCAGCAACGATCACGCAAAGCACAAAGTTGTTTGTTTCCCCGGATGTAACCATCAGAGCGGGGTCAAAACTGACAGTAACACAGGACAATGTGACCACGGACTACACCCGCAGCGGTGTCCCTTCCACATATCCAACGCATCAGGAAATCACACTTGAACTGTTCAAGGAATATGCGTAAATGGGTAGAATGGGAAGATTTGACTGCAAAGGTCTGAAAGACTTTCAGCAGCAGTTGGGAAAGTTGCAAAATCCTGATGACTTTGTGGAATCGTGTGCAAAAGAACTTGCTGCCCGGTTGCTTCGCATGGTGGTCAAAAGAACACCTGTCGGACAGTACCCGGCAAGTTCAGGAAAAAAGGGCGGTACATTAAGGCGTGGTTGGACTGGTGAAAAACGTGCATCAGCACAAGGGTATGCAGACAGCCTGACGGTGAATCATTTTGGTGACACCTATGTCATTGAAATTGTGAACCCGGTTGAATACGCATCTTATGTTGAATACGGACACAGGACAGCCAATCATTCAGGATGGGTCAAGGGTCAGTTTATGATGACCATATCTGAACAGGAATTACAGAAAATTGCCCCAAAGGTGCTTGAAAACAAAATCAAGAAATATTTAGGGGGACTTGGTAAATGATAAATTAAATAGTTGAAGCAATCAGTTGTTCCCTGAACAAAGAATT